TATAATCAATAATGGTGAAAAGATTAAATTTTGTTATTTGAAAAAACCAAATCCAATTCACGAAAACATTATTTCCTTTATTCAACAATTCCCAAAGGAACTCAACCTTGACAAATACATAGATTATGAGTTACAATTTGAGAAGGCATTTTTAGACCCTCTCAAATCAATTCTTGATTGTATTGGATGGGAAGTTACAAAAACAGCAACCCTTGATTCTTTTTTTAACTAATGGATTTCTTAAAAGATATAGTAAAAGAAATTGGTGATGAATACACAGAACTCGCATCCAATATTGATGAAACTGAAACATACGTGGACACTGGTTCATACATTTTTAATGCTCTTGTCAGTGGCAGCATCTTTGGTGGGGTTTCTGGTAACAAGATTACTGCAATCGCAGGCGAAAGCAGCACAGGAAAAACTTTCTTCAGTTTGGCAGTCGTTAAGAATTTTCTTGATAGTCATCCTGATGGATACTGTTTGTATTTTGATACTGAAGCAGCAATCAGTAAATCACTTTTAGAAAGTCGTGGAGTTGATACAACCAGACTTGTAGTTGTAAGAGTTGTAACGATTGAGGACTTTAGAAACAAGGCACTCAAGGCAGTTGATATATATTTGAAGGCACCTGTGGATGAACGCAAACCTTGTATGTTTGTTTTAGATTCTTTGGGAATGCTCTCAACCGATAAAGAAATTACTGATGCCCTGAATGAAAAACAAGTCAGAGATATGACCAAATCTCAACTTGTAAAGGGTGCATTCAGAATGTTGACACTCAAACTTGGTCAAGCAAAAATACCAATGATTGTAACCAATCATACCTACGATGTTATCGGCGCATATGTTCCTACTAAAGAAATGGGAGGTGGTTCTGGTCTTAAGTATGCCAGTTCTACTATCGTATATCTCAGCAAGAAAAAAGAAAAGGATGGAACGGATATCATTGGAAACATTATCAAAGCAAAGACTGCTAAGTCACGTTTAAGCAAGGAGAATAAAGTTGTCGAAATTCGTTTGTTTTATGATGAGCGCGGCCTTGATAAGTACTACGGTCTTCTTGAGCTTGGTGAGATTGGTGGACTTTGGAAAAATGTAGCAGGGCGTTATGAGATTAACGGTAAAAAACTTTATGCCAAAGAAATCTTTAAAGATCCAGAAAAATATTTTACTGCCGAAGTAATGCAGGCACTTGACGAAACTGCACAAAAAGAATTTAGTTATGGGTAAATGCATTAAGATTATAAAGGATAAAATAGATGTATCAAAGGTAATTAAGCAACTTAAGAAATATTCAGAAGATTGGGGATCACAACAAAAACTTGAGAATGTAGAACTCAAAGATCCACATACTCATACTACAAGTGTTGATGTTCTTCAATTGATAATGGGTGGTATTGAAAAACCAGGGCAACTTGTTGGAGATTCTGAAATTTGCACCAAGACTCCTGCATATCAACATCATAGTGAAATACGAAAGATTCTAAAAAAAGAATTTGGTGGTCAAGAAATTCATCGGTGTGGATTTCTTTCTCTTCCGATTGATGAGATTGTCGGAGCACATATTGATGAAGGAACTTACTATCTTACAAGAGATCGTTATCACTTATCAATATCGGGAAGATATCAATACTTTGTTGGAAACGAAACTGTGATAGTTGACCCAGGAACACTTTTTTGGTTTAATAATAAACTACCACACGGAACAGTTAATATCGCAGATGAAGTCAGAATAACATTTGTATTTGATATTTTACATTCTCCAAACAACCCACAGCATAAAATAAGTGATGGACAAGATTGAGTTTTTGATTTTAAGAAACTTTTTACATAATGAACAGTTTACAAGAAAAGTCCTTCCCTTTATTAAGGCAGAATATTTTGAAGATACAAGTCAAAAAGTTATATTTGAAGAGATTCTAAACTTCGTTCAAAAATATAATCAACTTGCAACAAAGGAAATTCTTTCTATTGAAGTTGAAAATCGTAAAGATATTAATGAGGATAGTTTCAAGCAAATTTCAAATTTGATTGAGAATCTCGATGATGATCCTACAGAAATTGATTGGTTAGTCAACACGACCGAAAAGTGGTGCCGCGATCGTGCCATTTATCTTGCTCTGATGGAATCCATACATATTGCAGACGGTAAGGATGAAAAGAAAAATCGTGATAGTATTCCATCAATTCTTTCTGATGCTCTTGCTGTATCTTTTGATCCAAACATCGGACACGATTATCTGTTAGATTATGAGAAGAGATATGAATCTTATCATCGAAAGGAGGAGAAAATTGAATTCGACCTGGAATTTTTTAACAAAATCACAAAAGGTGGTTTACCTAATAAGACTCTCAATATA